CTTTGACCAGGACGGGCTACAAATCAGACAAGTGAGTAATGGCCCACATGGTAATAGAAAACAGCATCCTTACGGCAAAAACGGCGAACATGCCCATGATATTCTCTGGAAGGACGGCAAAATCATAGATCGTCCGCGTAGAGAGCTGACTGATAACGAGAGAAAGGAGTGTGCAGACATTCTATGAATGCAAGTGAACTGAGATCTTGGATTGATAGCTTGGCCCAGGATATCGATTTTGAGTATCGCGGTAAGTTGGGATCCATCTGCCCTTTCAATCGAAACAATATTTCTCTGTGCTACGGCGACCATGAAATAACAGTGACTTCTGTCGATGCTGCTATGACGGAGCCCTTCATTGACGGGAAGTCGCTTGAGGAAGTTTGTGAGGAGTTGGATGTATGAGCCCTCAAACCATCAAGGCCATCAACGCTATCCTCGCCAAGGGTGACCGCGTAGAACTGATCCCGACCCGGGACGGTGTGAAGGTTGTCCACATCAAGCGGGAAAGTGTGAAAACTTAATATTTGCCTTGCCCTAAGTGGTGGGTGAGAAGAGCTAAGTGGAGCTGACCTGTAAGGAATCCTTACGGGTTGGCTCCATTTTGTTTATATCGCGGGGTAGAGCAGCGGTAGCTCACCGGGCCCATAACCCGGAATGCGGTGGTTCGAATCCACCTCCCGCAACCATTAAATCTTGTCCTGGCCCGACGTAAAACCGGCCGACCGCAGGGGATGCGACCCCCGTCAACAATGCGTAGCGGAGAAAGGAATTGGAATGAAGCGTGATTTTTTGCAGAACCTCAAGGTCGGCGATCAGCCCCTGACCAAGGAGATCATCGACGCCATCATGGCAGAGAATGGCCGGGACATCGAGGAGGCGAAGAAGCCCTTCGCCGACTATGAGACCATCAAGGGCCAGCTGACCACCGCCCAGGAGACCATCAAGGGTTTCGAGAATCAGGATATCGAGGGCGTGCGCAAGTCCGCCAAGGAGTGGGAGGACAAGTACAACCAGGCTATCGCTGACCATAAGCGGCAGATGGACGACCTGGCTTTCGACGGTGTTCTGACCGAGGCCATCCAGGCCGCCAATGGGCGCAACGTCAAGGCCATCCGGGCGCTGCTGGATGTCGATGCCTTGAAGGCAAGCAAGAATCAGGCGGGCGACATCAAGGCCGCTTTGGAGGGCCTGCAGAAGGCGCAGGACAGCGGCTTCCTGTTCGGTGACGACCAGGTGCCTCCTCCCTACGCTGCCGGTGCGGGCGGCAACCCTCCCCCCGCTTCCGGAAACTTCAATTTCGGCTTCACTGGCATCCGCGCCAGACCCGTCGAAAAGTAATTGCTTTGAAAGGAGCTTTAAACCATGCCTAATGCACTGAACTATGCCCAGGCCTACCAGGCCGCTCTTGCCCAGGCATATCCCTATGTCCTGCATTTTGCGGCCCTGCGCAGCACCGAGAACGACAACCGCTACCGTTGGGTCAACGCCAACACCATCCAGATCCCCGTTCTGACCACCACCGGCCGCGTGGACGCGTCTCGCGACACCATCGGCACCGCCGCCCGCAACTTCGAAAACGCCTGGGAACCCAAGACCCTGGCCAACCACCGCAAGTGGTCCACCCTGGTCCACCCCATGGACATTGACGAGACCAACCAGGTCGCATCCATCCAGAACATCACCCGCGTGATGAACGAGGAGCAGAAGTTCCCCGAGATGGATGCCTATCTGGTCTCCAAGGTTTACGCCGACTGGACTGCTGCTGGCGCCGCCGCTGACAACACCCAGCTGACCGTCGACAACGTCCTGACCGTCTTTGACGGCTATATGGAGGGCATGGACGAGAAGAATGTGCCCACCACCGGCCGCATCCTGTATGTCACTCCTCATGTGAACACCCTGCTCAAGCAGGCCAAGGAGATCAACCGCTTCGTCCAGAACGGAGACGCCGCTATCCAGCGTGCCATCAAGGCTCTGGACGAGGTCAAGATCGAGAAGGTCCCCTCCACCCTGATGAAGACTCTGTACGACTTCACCGAGGGCTGGAAGGAGGGCGTCGGCGCTAAGCAGATTAATATGCTGCTGATCCACCCCTCCGCCGTTATCACCCCTGAGAAGTATGCCTTCGCTCAGCTGGACGCTCCCAGCGCCGGTTCTGAGGGCAAATGGGTCTACTTCGAGGAGAGCTATGAGGATACTTTCGTGCTGAATAAGCGGAAGGATGCCATTATGTTCAATGTTGAGACCTGATAAGGAGGTACATCTGTTATGAAGCTGGTCCAGAAGGGTAACAAGCAGCTGCGCGTGGACGATGTCCGCGCCGCTGCGCTGATTGCCACCGGCGGTTATGTCGAGATCGATGAAAAGACCGGCAAGCCCGTCAAGACTGCGGATCCTGAGCAGGATCTGAAGAAGGAGAACGCCGCCCTGAAGAAGGAAAATGCGGCGTTGAAGGCACGTATCCAGGCCCTGGATAAGCCTGCTGAGTAAGGAGGTGGCCCGCCGTGGTGTGTTATCACTTTTACGCCAACGACTTCCACGGCACCTCCATCAGCGCTGAAGATTGGCCTCTCTTTGAAGCCCGGGCGGCAGAGCAGCTGGCTCGGTACAAGCGGATCTACACCGTGACCGCCCCAGAGGGCCAGGAGGCTGCAGAGGGAATGGCTGTGTGCGCTATGGCCGAGGCTTTGCACAGCTTCGACCTGATCGCCAACGGCGAAGGCGGCGTTGTGCAATCCGCGTCCATCGGCTCTGTTTCCACCAGCTACGGAAACGCCGCCAGTCAGGCCGTGGACGTGTCCCCCAAGGGACAGGCCAAGGAACTCTACCGCTGCGCCTGCCTGTACCTGGAGATTTACCGGGGGGTGGGCTGATGGCAGTTGTCAAGCGGCGCGATTCTCCCGTGGACTACAGCCTGTGCAACCAGACTGTGACCATCTACCACCAGGGCAAGGCCGGAGTCTACATCCGGAAGGTTATTCACAATGCTTTCTTGGACTTCAAGAAGACACAGAATGTGGGCAAGACCGGCAGCGGCGAGGTCAACTCCTTCCTGCTGGTCATTCCTGGGTCTGAGGTGCCCGTGGCGGTCGGCGACAAGGTAATCCACGGTGAGGGGCCGGAAATCTTCACGCGCGAAGCCTGGGCGGCCTTTATCTCCGCCCATGTGCCCGGCCTTGTAGTTGTCCGGTATGTTGACCCGAAATACTGGCGGGGCTGTGTTGTGCATACGGAGGCGGGCGGATGAGTAATAGAAGAGACGCGATTAGCTTGAGTGGCCTTAACAGCGGTATAAAGTGCTACTTGAGAATGAACTCGATCGAACAGATTTTGAAGGACAAGGGCTTGACTGCCAACGGAAGCGTACAGACGTTCCACACACAGAATGTCTTGAACCGAATCCAGAAATATATGCCGTACCGCACCGGGGCCACCATCAAGACCATGATCGCCCAGACGGACATCAATAAACCTGAAATTGTGCTGGATGTGCCGTTTGGTAAATTCCTGTATCACGGAGTGTTGATGGTCGACCCGGTGACTGGTGCCGCAGGATTCCAAGACGCCGACGGGCAGTGGAAAAGCTGGAAAAACCGCCCTAAAGTAAAGAGTGATCGCCCGATTACTTATACCAAAAGCAAGAACCCGCTGGCGGGCCCCTACTGGGATCGTCGTCTGAAGGCGGCAGAAATGGCCGTCATGCAGGCAGACCTGCAAAAATACATCAACAGGAGGGGTGGTTAAATGTCCCATCTTGATACGCTGAGAGGCTGGATCGCCACGTTCCCTGGAGTTGATGCAATCGGCGAGTTCCACGTTGATTACACCGATAAAATCCCCGTAAACGGCAGCGTCATGCCGTCCGGGCTGGTGGAAATCTCCAGAACGCGAGACATCCTCGGGCGCACAACGGTGGAAAACCAGCTCAACTTTGGCGTCTATGTTGCGTTCTACAAGCCGCCCGGCGATGACGTCGGGGCGGAAATCAACGCCGAATGGGTCGAGGACTTCCAGATCTGGGTGCAGGAGCAGAGCGCGACTGGCGAGGCTCCGGCTTTTGGCGATATGCCGCACTCCGAACAGATCACAG